AGCTCCTTAATTCTCTGACCTTCTTCCTCAGTAAATGTTATTTGATTTTTATTGGTAGCCACCTAAAATATCCTCGCTTTGTAATATCTTAATTGCTACTGAACGAAATAGCTTTTTAAGATTTTTGATTTGTTTATATCCTGCCTTTTTGCCCTTTTCGTTTGTTTTGTAGCCCATCTCTGCCGCGACCTTTTCCTCATCTGCGCCATCAATATATAATCTAGAATATACTTTATATTGCTTGGGCGCTAAACGATGCTTCATTTCTTCGTGAAGCTTTTGTGCGCTGCCAAGAACATCAAAGTTCAAATCGCGCATTCCTTGAACTGTTTCAGAATGGTTTTCTGTAGAGACGGCAAGTTTTACATCGTAGGCGCTTTTCTTTGTCTTTTCCCACTTTGAATACAAGGGACACTCGGAGCACTGAAGGCCACTGGGAGTTATAGAACAAGCTGGTGGTTCATTACCTTGATTGTATTTGCACGCCAAACAAGGGCGCACATAGTTCGAATAATTATTCCGCAATAAATTTTTGATTTGATTGACAGTTATTCTTGAGATCCAAGGCTCAAGTGGGCGGTCTTGCTTCCACATCTTCCATTTTTTGGAAATATGGAAACGAATAATCTGGGCGACATCATCATAATCCATCCAAGCAATTGCTTTTAATTGCCAGATGTACCTGTGCTTTTCGATTATTCTATCTATTACGTCTTGCTTGTCTTCGTATCTAATCTTGCGCCTCAGTTTTCGTTTTTCCATATTTAGTGGGTGACAAGCTTTCTATCCCACTTACTCTTTTAGACGCAAATTTCTTGACTGAAGCATTCTGAGGGTTGCGAGTCAAGTCTTCTAGATTAAAAGCCCTAAAACTTCCTTCAATTTCTACTTCCAGATCAAGCTTGTCCAACTGAGGAACCTCCTCAACATTGGAATGCTCGTCATCTTCATCTTGTTCTGTTTCTACCGCTCTAGCTTGAGGCTGCTTTTTTGCGACGCTTTGCGAAACTTTACCCCCCATTGGGCTTCCGCATTTGGAACAGAAGTTTGGGGCAAATCCAGCGTATTCATGCTTACTTCCGCAATTACTACAGAACATTAAGGCCATTTTATTTCTTTTTATCTAAGTCGTTGACTTTGTCGTTGAGATTTTCCAGCTTTGTTAATATTTTAGTTATATCTCTTTGTATTTCAACCATCTTATCAGTATTAACTGGGGCTCCGTCATCGTCAACGATCTTAGATAAACGCCTTGAAATGCTTTTTACCTCATTATTTACGTAAGCCATTTGCTCGGCCTGCACTTTAATTTCTCTAGCAACTGGCAAAAAGTCTTCCTTTTTTACGTAAGTAGCGTTCAGATAAAATAAAACAGAAGCGATCAAGATCCCACCAAAAACCTTTATTGCATTGGCCCAGATATTGACGCGCTCCATTTTCATCTTTATCTACCTGTCTTTACACCTTTTGAGTTGATTTTCTTGATAATAAATTTCAAGATTGCGCTTCTTTTAATGTCCTCTTCTGTGAACTCAAAAGTGTAAATTCCATTCTTTTGCGAATCTTCGTCTGAAAATAGATTATAAAAGTCGAGAAATCCGTTTTGGGTTTTGATATCTGGCTGCATAAAGTCTCCGCATAGAAATATCTTTGACCCCTCGCCAATTCTGGTAATAAGGGTAGTGATCTCTTTGGCGCTGAAGTTCTGGACCTCATCTGCGATTATAATCTTGTCGCTTAACGTACTGCCACGCAAAAAGTTAATTGGAGTAGCAGAGATTCTGCCCTCGTCTCTTAACCTATTAGCGTCAACAGGATCGATTATTTCTTGAACTTTGTCTTCCAGAGGGAGCAGATACGGCTGGAACTTTTCTGCCACAGAGCCCGGCAGCGATCCAATAGATTTGTCAGCGCTTTCTGCGATAGTTCTAATATATACGATATCTTTTTCATTGTGGTTGATTAGGTTTAGGGCCGCATAAACGGCCATAAAAGTTTTTGATGTTCCTGCTGGGCCAGCAATAAAAACTATTTTAGTTTGCTCTTCCAGCAGTATTTTTAACAGATCTTGTTGTTTTTCGGTAAATTTAAATTTTCTTTCTTTGAATTTGATTTCCGTTTTCATCTGCGGAATAATGACTTCCGAAGATGTCTGTTTTGTTTTCTTGGGCTTTTTTGCCATAAATTAAACCATCTCTTCTACAATTCGTAGCCCTCCTTTTGCTACTCCGTTCGCATCGATAGAAATGTTCTGTTCGCTTAACACTCCTCCTAAAGAAATTGTATTGCCGTCAGCCATAGTTACGGTCAAAGTACCGCTAGTATTTGGCTGATAATCAGAAAGCCAATCCATGTTAGATATACCTTCCAACTGAAGCGATTTTGTTATTTTTGCTACGCTTGTTTGTGTTGGATAAGCATTTCCGATCTCAAAATTTGGGCGGCGCTCTACTTCTACTGAAAAATTTAAACTTTCGTACTCAGAAATGGTCTGAGTAAAGTTTGTGGTTGTAAAAGCCACCGACATTCCTCTTAGCGGAGAGATGACGCCTGTCTGAGCTTCCTGAGAGGTGTAAACATTGATTCCTGAGCCTGTTGCTAGACCATAAGAATCGAACTGAAGATTTGCCGTTGCCACTTTCCAAGGCTCAAAAGAAACGGAAAAGCTTTTTAGGAAACACTTATCAAAGCGATAGTCAGGAACTTGGATGTAGCAACCACTTGTTGAGTTCCCAGTCAAAGATAAAAAGCCAGTTAGCTGATTAACGCTACTTCCAGTAACTGGAATCACTGTCATTGAAACAGAAGCGGTCTTTGGACCTGTTTGTATATAATAATCAAGCTCTTGCCCAATTCTTCTGATTCTTGTTAATGCCGTGCTATTAGAAGCGCTAAAATTTGTTGCGTACAAAATATTATAAATGCCTGTATTCAAGCTCTGCTCATCTTGATTAGAGAGGAATGGGCGAATATTATCGTATGTAACGTAAGCCATGTGATATATTTACACTTAAAAATTATGTTAGGTTTTCGTACCACTTTTTTCTAAATGTATTGACATCGTAACTTTTTTTCCTACCATAATAAAAGCTTGATTATGAACGGCAAAGGATCTAAACCAAGACCATTTTCTATTAAATACCAGCAGTACGCTGAAAATTGGGACGCTATTTTTTCTAAGCAAAAACAGAAGAAAGTCTTGACAAACGACAAAATGGAACTCAGACTACCAACAAATTTAAAAAACTAATCTTATGGGAATGTACGATGACATCTTCGTTAAAGATCAATTACCTCTCAGCCAAGAGATGATTGATTTCGGTGTTGGAAATAAAAACGCCTACTTTCAATCAAAAGACCTTGAGTGTGCAATGTCGGTTTATAAGATTGAGAATGGCGAGCTTTTTATCGAAAAGTTTGCCAAGACTGAGTGGATTGAAGGAAACAAAAATTCCAAAAGCTTTATGGAGAGGATTGGCTACTTCAAAAGAGAAGAGCCTTACTTTGAAAAAGTCCCTCATCACGGGGATGTTGGATTTTACGATTTTTATGACGTTAAAAAGGGTGAAAAAACTTATGAGGTTTGGGTAGAATTTAACGCTCGATTCGGAAATAGTAAGGTAGAAAAGATTGACCTTGTAAAGTTTGAGGCTAGAGATGTTACGGAAAGAGTAATTGCTGAAGAAAAGCGCAACGAAGAGTATCGCGCTAAGATGGAGCGCCCAGTTTATAAATATTTTTTGAACGCTCGCTGGTTTGGCTTTCTTAAAAGAAAGTGGGTGTCGTTTTGGAGCTACATTGCCTTGGGCTTTTCAAAACTGGCGTCTCTTTGCCAAAAAATTGGCTACTCAATTTATCAATGAGTCCTTATATTTTTGTTGATTTGGATGATACCCTGATTCACACTTTCGAAGACTGGGAAGATCCAACGGCAGATGCTATTGAGATTGAAGTATCTGGGCAAACACTAAAGACTTCACTAAGACCGGGCGCATTGGATTTACTCGCCCAGTTTCGCGCTGTTGGCAATGTTAATATGCTCACAATTGCGTGCGCTGATTACGCTGCCAAAATGAATCAACAATTTGGGTTTGGATTTTCGGGGCAAGAGATTTACCCCAGAGAAAAAATCAAAAATAAAATGATTGATTTGCCGCCAAGAGATCAAGTTGTTCTCCTTGATAATCTGCCAAGGAGAGAAAATAGAAATAAAATTGAATTTCTTCGCAAAGTCTCAACCAAAGGTAAAGTTTCTTACTTGCAATGCATAGAATATCATGGGCATCCTGATTTTGGCTTTAATCAAGAAAATATCCAGTTTTTCCTAAAAAAAATAACTCACGGCAATGAATGACCTTGAACTATTAAAAAAGATTCCGAAAGAACATTATACAGATCATAGCGGAAAAGCTATTCTTGTGCGGGATTTGATGAAAATTTTGGGGGAGGAAGTTGATGAGATAGAGCGCAAGCAGAAAGCTGTGCTTAAAAGAAAGAAAAAGGAGGCCCGAAATGAAATTTGACTCTAAATCAGAAAAGTTCCAATTCATTCTTATGGTTTTGGCCGTTATTGCGGACATTGCCCTGATAATTAATATTATTCACCACTGGTAAAAAGAGGCCGCCCGGTTCCAGGAGACCTTGGGCGGCTTTTTCTTTTGTTCAAGTATCGTTTTTTTAAAAAAAAAAGGGGGGGGTATGCTGGTCATTAGAAGAGCCGTAGATAAATATCGTTCTTATACTGTTATATTCCTGAAAGGAGAACA